CCCCACACCTAATAACCGTTTCCGGTTAATGGTTTAGTGTGTGGGAGCCCATCAGGGTGCTCATTTCGACCGGAGGACATTGACTTTGCCTCAACCTCCCTAATAAGGAGGCGTAGGGTGTCAAATATTATGGGTAACCATAATACAAAGGTCACACGCAGAAGGTATTGTACACGCAGTCGCGTGTCCTTCTTAATTCAACCAATAGGGGTCTGAAGATCATGAAAATGAAGATAGAACCAGGTTTCACCTGGGAAAACCCCACTTGGCTAGATCGAAGATTCAATACTATACCACTAACTAAGAAAGTTAAATCTACTTTCACCCATAAAGTACATCTATGGGCTGAACATTCAGGTTCTGAATGGACAGTAAGTCGGTTAAAATCTTTTAAAGATTGCCTTTTGAATAGTTACTCAAAAGGTGGAGAATTGCACTCCAAACCCGATTGGTTTAAAACCAATAGTGCTGGTAACCTTACCGGAAATATGGGAGACTTATGGTCTCATGCTATGCTAGGAGCAAAACAGCTTCGCGCTGTCCTAAACTTAGTAAACATATATTCCGCGGTTGTCCGTACTGAAAACACGAGTTCCGTGCTCTCAGAAATTTCATCTGAGATCGAGAGTACTCCTGCTCCGGCTTTGCCGGTGCGTCATGGATTACATGACGTGAGCCAAGGTTCTGTTCGCAGGGCAGTGGCTAGGCTTGGATTGAGTCGTTCCCTTAGAAATAAGGAACTTCCCATCCCAATCTCGCTTGTGCCTCCTGCAAAGGATGGCCACGCACAGAGAGTACTTGAAGACGCAATGTTAGGTTCTAGTATCCCGAAAGGATGCCAGGACCTATTTATACGTGCACTCGGAGCTCCGTTGTGGGGAAAATCGTATCCCTCTTTACCTTTGGTAGGAGAGGTACATATAACCCACGAACCAGGCTTGAAAACGCGTTACTTCGCGGCCCCTAACCAGGTCGTTCAACGGGCTCTTGAGCCCTTGAAAAACAGTTTGTTAAAACTGTTGAGAAGAGTTCCATGGGACTGCACCCTGGACCAGCGCAAGGCTGACCCTATTATACGGGCGAAGCTGAATAGTGGAAAAACCGTTCATTCGGTAGATCTAAGTAAAGCTACTGATAACTTCCCTTGGGAGTTTCAGAAGCAAGTCCTCAGATGTTTGCAACCTAGTAAAAGGAAGCATCCAATGAGACAAGCTATTCGCATGGTTGACTTTGTAGTACGACAAGGTAAATGGCTTATGCCGGACTCCACGTTGGTGACGTGGACGAAAGGCCAACCCTTAGGGTTAGGTCCTTCGTTTCCTTTATTTACCTTATCACACGGTCTGTTACTCTTTATCCTTAACGGATTCAAGTGGGATGGCAACTTCTATGTTTTAGGAGATGACGTAGTCATTTTCGACGACAGCTTACATACTAAATACCGTGAGGTGTTAAGTCACTGGAAGCTAGAGATAAGCGAAGCCAAAAGCTTCTCTTCGACCAAAATTGCTCAATTCGCCGGTGTTACATATACCGAGGATTCACAGTTTTGGGTTCCGAAGTGGAGACCTGTCACAAGGTCTAATCTCTTAGATGCTGCAGCCTGGTGGTATCCAGGCTTTACCAAAGGTTTAAAGGACGAGGCTATAATAGCTCGCACCTTGGCGCTCCCTAAGCCTTACGGCTTTGGGTTAAACCCCGATGGTATCCCACTCGCTCAAAGGCTCGATGAAATTTTAATCGAATTGCTTTTGAAGCGTGAGCAGCGGCGTATAGATGCTATAAAACCAATAGTAGCTACACGGCTTGATACACAAAGACTCCACACCTTATGGCTCAGTAAAGGTTATACTGAAGCACTCTGTTACATGCTTTGCAAGCATTTCACAGGAGGTATCTACATTGTAGAGGAGTTCCTTGCCAAGCATAGTCCGACAGGACTATCCTTACGTTTGCGTGACCTAGTACATCAGGCCACAGCAAGCGGGTACCCCGTTCTAAGAAGTAACACTTCTAAACGGGTAGACCCATACACATTAGGTTCGCTTAAAGTTTGGAAACAAACTTGGAAGCAGTATGATCTAAGATCAAAC